GAAGAGGAAAAAGACAATGGATAAATTAACCATGATCGAAAAGGTCGTAGCGACTATGGATGCGAAGGAAGTTCGGACACTGATCGTAGTGTGTAACGATAGGCTTTCCGCCTTGGGTGAGCCTGTCCATCAGAACACAAGCCCGACTACGAAGGGCGGCGGAAAGCGGTATGGGCGCAAACCCTACTACATGAAGGCAATCCCTCAGAACTGTGACGACACAATCAAAACCTTCAAGGACATACCAGATGGTTGGGTCAACGACTTGGCGAAGCACGGTAAGCCGTGCCTCGTCAGCGTTCGTGGTCAAGGATACCACGTTGTCGAGTATAAGCAGGGCAAGGTGTTGCTGATCGGCACGATCAGTATTGATGATGCCAACAAAATATGTAGTGGCTCTACTGTGCATGAAGCAGTAGCCGCTTTCTGGAATAAGGCTGGAGCCGCTTACCAAAATCAAAGTAGCGTAGCTTAGGGAGAACATGATGCTGAAGATAGAAAAGAATGGTGGCGTGTGGCATATCGTCGGGTCTTTGTCAGGGAACAGGGTGCGTAAAAGCACCCGCGTTCCTACTAACCATCCGAATGGTAAGCAGATCGCTGAACAAATGCGGGTTGATATGGAGAGCAAGATACTAACCAACACTCTGTACAACAGCACCAACAAGACTGTCGGTGAGGCAATCAAAGACTACCGACGTTGGAAACAGTTGGAAGGCAGGATGTCTCGTGACATGGACAGCAAGATAGACAAGCTGTCTAGTTATTGGAGCAAGGTATCCTTGAACGACGTAACCACCCAACGCATACAGGCGTTCGTGTTCGAGGCTATGCAGGGTCTACAGGCCAACAGTATCAAGCGTTATCTCAACCAACTACGAGCGATACTCAAGTATGCCGAGGAGACATACGGATGGCGATGCCCAAAGATACCTATCCCCCAAGTGGATGACGCTAGAGATGTCCATCTGGATGAGGAGCAAGTGTTAGATGTGTTGCGCTTCTTCAAGACTAACGAACCCAAATACTATCCTCACTTTCTTCTACTGTTTGATACTGGTGCAAGGCTTGGTGAGATGCTGAGGCTTGATGAGTCTTGCTTTCGTGGTGGCGTTGTGAAGATACGTCGTGTTAGCAAGATGAAACAAAAGACTTTGACCCGTGATGTTCCGATGTCTGACGACGTAACAGATATGGTCAGAAGCTTTCCGACTAGGGGGCTGGACATCTGGAACGACAATCGTTCTGCATCAGCCACACTTAACAAAGCACTGAAGAGAGCGTGTGCATATTGCACAATACCACCCATCAGAGTGCATGATGCACGACATACGTTCGCATACCTAACAGCCAAGGCTGGTGCGGACTTGGGCGATCTGCAATATTTGCTGGGTCATGCCGACGTATCAATGACAATGCGTTATCGTGGGTATATACAAAGCAGGGCAAAGGATTTTGTCATGTCATCTCGCAAACAATTGGGTGATATCTGACAGGTGTTTCCAAAAATTTTCAGAAAAATTTAACAAGGGCAAGGGGTGGGGTGCTGATTTACTGTGTCCGTTTTGAGGATACAGTCTACCCACTCTTTGGCTTACACCAACGGTTGAAGGCACTCGTCGTTGTGTCCTTCCCCTAGTATCTGTCACAATTATGATAAGATATTATGCTTGTCAGGACGGCTGGTCTTGGTATGGTTTAACAACTTTCACAACTTTAATAGGGATAATGAGATGAGCAAACGTAAAGAGCATGTGTTTTTAAGTGGTCACGACATCGAAAAGCTACAAGGCCAGATCAAAAGAGGCGTTCATAAAAAGGTGATCGCTAAACGGTTCGGCATTTGTTTGAGTTCAGTATATAAGTTTGACCCCGACTCTAAAATTTATGCGCCTAATCTTATTCGCGTTCGCAAAAGCAAAGCTTCCCCTGTGGTGAGCGACAACACTTCAGACTGGGACACAGTGAGCGACAACACTTCGGACATTCGGTTTGTTGATGGAGACATTGGCTTCATGCTCAAGATAAAGAACTACATTTTGGCTCTTGGTAAATGAAGAGACCAACGCAGTTGCCACCTACCGATACGTTGAAGATAAACCCTATCTTGAAGGAGACGTTCGGGCTGATAGATAGCGGTGGGTTCAATGTTACAGACGTTGAACTAGCCGCTGGTCTTGGGTACAGAACCATGAGTAGGTGGCTGAAACAAAATGGGGCAAGGCTTGATAGTGTAGAGGCTGTGCTTAACGTAATGGGCTATGGATTGGAGATAAAAAAGAATGAACATATTTCACCTCTCTCGGTGTCCGAAAAAATCGGCAAGCTATCTGTGCGATAAGCACATTAGCAAGATGTTTACCGAAACAGGGCAGATGCTTTCGTTCGCACACTTCCTAAATGGTAGTTGGTCTGATGGTATGTGTGCGCCACTATCCAAATCAGGTAAGGTACTGAGCCATACTAAACACCCCATGACTAAGTGGGTTGCGGAGAGTGAGGCCAACTACAGATGGACTTACTCACTTGCTTGCCAGTTAATGAATGAGCATTGGCTTCGGTTCCACACACTGCACAAGACAATGAACCGTATGCACAAGTTCGTTGACCCCCCACCCAGCATCAGAAAAGGCGGCCTAACAAGGCCGCCTCTTTGTATGCCAGAAGAATATCACTCAGATAACTACGTGGCTTCCTATAGATTGTACTACGCTTCAGAGAAATCACACTTCGCTAAGTGGGTACACTGTACACCTGTGCCATTCTGGTACGATGCTATTCAATCTCTTCAGTAACCTCAGTGATTTCTGAGGACAAGACTTGCATAGCACTCGACTTTATTGTGTCACCAAACATAGCGGCAGAGATATAACTCATATATATCCTAGTGTCCTTGTCAAAATGCATAGCTATACCATTCGGTAGCATCTCTATGATTGGTGACACCAGTTTTGGATCGTCGTTGTCGTACAGTATTCCGACCATTGGGCGCGTAGCCAGTGTCATGTCAGTTTCTACATCGGCAACACCGTCAACCGCTTCTTCCAGCAACTCGTTCACATAATCTGATGAATACGTCAACAGGCAATCTCCCTCGCATGAAATTTATAGAGGCGCATATCAACTGTACGTTACCAACCTCGTAACGACCATCACAATCTATCCTGTCGATAGATAAGTTTCTGCTCTCCCACTTATTTTCGGAGTGTGGTGTGCCATAGTCAAGCTTCATACCAGACATAGCGCATATGCCTAACTGGTCTTTGTAGATACGTAGGCAGTCGTCAACGGTCAAGGTAAACTCGATACCCTGCTTAACTCTGGCTGACTTTAACTGCGAAACCTTGCGAGACAAGAAGCCCCTCAAGGACTTCATCCGTTTCAACCTGTCAATATTCCTGCAAGACTTGCAAGATTTCTCTCTACGCATGTTGCCATTCCTGTGGTCTCTCCAGTACCAGTAGTTGTCTGATGCTAGAGAGTCTCCACAGGCTCGGCAGATGTAGAATTTATCCGCGTCGGATGCCACGACCACGAGCAGTTTTGTTTGCCATGTTGCGGATACCTGATGCTTTACCAGCAGATGCTTTGGTCACAAGTCCAGTACGCTTGGACACCTTGTTCTTTTTATCCGCAGTCTTTTTCTTTGCGGCAGTTGTGCGTCGATCATAAGCCATTAGTTATCTCCTAAGATTGGGCTACTGAAGTAGCCTAGAGTGTGGACAAATGCTAGTAGCAAGTCGTCCCTAACATCCCCAACGGCGACGAGCCGCGCAGATACGTTTCTTTGGTGTCTTCTTACAACTGATGTTGTGCATCTTCATTTGACCAGCAGAGCGTTTACAGTAGGAATCTTTGCGCTTCCCACCACCTGGTTGTGGTGCTTTTAACTTAGAACCACACGCCCTGTTATGTTTAGCCCTTCCCTTCGCGGTCAGGCCAGCACCTTTGGAGGCGGGCTTCTTCTCACCACGACCAACAGAAAGTTTTACGCTACACCTCTTCTTCGCCATCGTCTTTCACCAGCTTTAAGTGACTCCTATATTCAGATAGTGGCACGACGTTAGACGCTTCGTCGTCCCCGAAGTCAAACTCTGGATCAAAAGTAATGGACACTCCCTCCTCTTCTGGCTCTTCTGTTTCGACACCCATCTCCCAAAGAAAGGATTTATACAGGGGTAGCCAGTCACCTAGCCGCATAACTACTAAGCTCTCCGACGTGTCCATCCTGTTCCGTCTTGTTAGAACTACTGGTATATCCCTGCTTCTGGATTTCTCAATACCTTTTTCGGCTTGCTCCATAGCGGCATAGGGGCTGAACTTTTCCGTCCGCTTGGCCTCCACCCACATAAACGGTGTGCCGTTTAAGTCAGGTAATCCCCCACCAAAAGCGTTGCTCCCACCACCAGACAGAGGCGCACGTTGTACATGCCCACTGCTACCGAACAGCCAGTAGTCCAACCACTTAGCTAACTCTCGTTCGTACCCGTCACCTTTGCGCTTTTGCTTACTCATTTTTTCTTTGCTCCTTTTGTTGCACTGAAATTGTAGCCCTCAGTTCTTTCGGACAAGGGTGTTTCTTCAGACACATCGACAAAGATCATGTCGTCAGACAACCCTAGCGTTTCGTTTCTTGAGGTACATTTGTCACAGATGTACTGCCACTTCGGGAGTGTGTACATGCGCTTACACTTGAGACACTTCCTGTCCCACGTAGGCATCTGCGATTTATGCGATGGAGCTATCGCGTACTTGGCTCCGTTAAACTCGGCAAGCCCTTCTCGGACGAGTATGCGTTTGAGCGTATCAGTGCAGACCTCCATAAAAGAGGCCATTTGTTTATATGTGTATCCATCTTCCAGCATATCCAAGAGAGCTTCCCGATCCTCATCTGAGATCGGTTTCCTATTCATGCTCACCTCTGAATGTTTCTAAAAGAGCAACCCCCCAAGGGGTTGCGATATTCCGTTATATTTTCTCTCTTGACCTACCTCCTACCTATCTGTGTATAATCCGTCCAGGACAATAAGAGAGCCAAGACCTAAACGGCCTTGTCTCTTTACTGAATAGTTCAAGAACAGTTCAAGAACAGTTCCCTTAATCATTGTTGCAACCACCTTTCAACTTCGTATCTAGGTATGCTCAGTGAACGACTCACTTCCTCAACCCCCATCGACTTGTGAATGTGTAACCACACTGCCTGTTGCCTCGGTGATGGGGTATGCACAAGGTATTCGCTTCCGTCCACCAGCCGTTCAGCCCAGCCAATGTAGTATGTGCGGTGCAACTCTGTCTGAGTACGAACTTTCCCAAAGGAAATTTGTTGAACCATCTTGAGTCTGCTGTCTGGCTCCAACTGGTTCTCTAAGAAAGTAGTGGCAGTGTACTCTGCACCACTGAACGCAGTAACCGATACATCAGCATCGTGAATTGCCGCCTTCGTCTTCGCTACGTTCTTGTCCCGATATACTTGAGTCACCATAACCTGTGTATCAATGTCGGTAAGCTGTGCTGTTGACCCAGCCTCTCTACCTAATCCACCCTCGCCTGGTTTGTTGCGGTGGTGTACAAGCACTACGCTTGCCTTGAACTTAGTACGTATCGACTTGGCTACGTGGTTGACCTTGAACCATTCAGCGGCGTTAGCTTCCTCCAACCCGCCGAACGCATTACGAACCGTATCAATCACCACGATATCAGGCTTGATTACTTCCAACCAGTCTCCGAGCAACTTGAACCCCTGCTCCGTACCTAAGTTCATCTCTCCACCATCGTCGGCAGAGATTAGTGAAGGCGACCACATGTTGAAATTCTCACCGCTGTCACCGAACATGTTTATGAAGTTACGAAATCTGTACAGAACAGTACGGCTTGGGTTGTCGTAGTCTAAGTAGAGAACCTTCGCTGGCTTCTGAGCAAACGGACCAAAACTCTCATTGCCTGATGCCATACTTACTAACATGCCTTGTAAGAAAAAGGACTTGCCGTGACCATTGTAGCCAACAACTTGTGTGATTGTTTCAGACGGTATCACTGGGTCTGACCAGTAGCTGGTTTCTCCCAGTGTGTCGATAAGTCTATCGACATCAGAGCCACGGATTGGGACAAGTCTGCCAAGTCTGGGTGGTTCTTTAGCTTTTAGTATTCGCCTTCCTTCGTTGTCATACTCTTCTGGGTATGATCTTCTATCCATATCGACAACACTACGTATCTTGGTAGCAATCCAATTTTGTGTATCATCAGGAGTGAAGCCCGTGTCGTCGAAGAAATCGTCGTGGAACTTAGTTACTTTAAGAAGCAATGACTCTTCGACAACTCCTTGACGGACTTGCTGACCAATATATCTGAGCATCCAAACATCGGTTCCATCCCCTTCGCGTAGCTTGTGACCTAAGTGTGCTACACGCCTCTTGACCTGATCATAAACTGGCAGAGACTCTTCTATCTGGCCAACTTTTACACCAGAAAGATTTAAGTTTCCGAAAGCAAACTCTCCTACTTGCGGTTGGGCTACGCTATCTGGCGCACCTTTCCAAACAAAGTCTTCCATGTCGTCAAGGCCAAGGCCATACCCAACTTCCATGTGGTATATGTGTTCTACCTTGTTGTCTCGCATCTTCATGGACGGCGGCATCACTACGTACCCGCCGTCACCACGTAGGTCTAGCCCTTCTATGTCAGGCCAGTTCCTTGTTACACCCCCCACGTTGTTGGCAAATCTTTGTCCATGAAGTGGGTGAGCAAAGTAGAAGTGCTTACCTCTTGCTGTATGCACTACAAACGGTGAGGTCAAATCGTTCTTGACTGCGTACTCAACTGACTTCTCGTTGTCACAGTCCAAGACAATTATCCCACTGATAGAACCAGTAAGGACAGCAATGTTAAACGTACCAACTACATTTCCACTGGAAGTTTTTACACCATTCTCAAACCAGTCTTCCACTTCCTCTAACGTGGTAGGCTCTGTCTGGTACTTCTTCCAGCTAACTAGCGGCTTCTTGCTTTGCAGAGATAAGGGGATGATACACCACCCCCTTTCTACTGCCTCGACGGACGCTTGGTATAAAGCCTCACGCCACTTTTGAGCTTCTTGGTTCATTTCGCATCTCTTCTAAGTATGAGTTTAAGTTTATGTTGGGGTTGGCGAATACGATTTTCGCAAGTATCTCGGTGGTTATACTGTTAGTCTTTACCCATCGGTAGGGTTGAGTTCTACTTTTACCCGTTGCCTTTGCGACTTCAGTAACACCTCCGCAGTCTTTAACAAGTCTACTGACATTGAACGTGTACATGTTTATTCCTTTCTCATACTAGACATATCCTTATAGTACGTGTCATCACAAGCTCTGTCTTATTATTGTTACATTTTCTCACAATTAAGACAGTTGTGTTTCTCTACACATTTGCTATTGTATTTTTCGTGGCGGGGTGTGAAATGTCTGAACACAGTATTTCCTCCCTGCACCTCGCCACACTATACGCGCACTGAAATCACAAGGAGTAAAGCCTATGGAGACTTGGGAAGACTATGAGCAACAGCCAGAAACTGGCGGCTTATCAGGCATGGTTGAAGAGTACAGCCAGCTTGTAAATCAAATCGAAAAATTGTCTAGCAAAGCAGACCATCTAAAGATGAAGATCGAAGCTGAATTTCCAGCAGATGCTGGCGAGTTCAACAAACAGGTTGGTGCTTACATGGTCACACTTTACCGACAGGAACGGTGGACTTGGGATAAGGAAATCCTTGAGACAATTTTCACATCATCAACAACCCTGCCAGACTTTGTTCGTCGCACTTATTCAATAGATAAGAAAAAGTTTAAGACGCTGGACGAAGAGCAACAGAAAGAACTTTTACCAGCACTAACTCGCAAGGGTGGGCCAGTAAAAGTTTCGGTTAAATCAGGGAGTTTAGGTTAAATGTTTGAACCAATGAACACTTCGGATCACACAACAAGCTACAGAAAGACATTGCTGTACGGTCATCACGGTTGGGGAAAGACAACCCAATTTATCCATTACCAAAAACAATTTGGCGAGGGGTTTATCCTTTCGGGAGAAAGCGGGTTGAGTTCTATTCGTGATGCTGGCATTGACTATTTGCCTTTTACTAGCTGGGCTTCACCTTCGGACGCTTCAAAGAATACGTATAGTTTCGTCGATATATTTAAGTGGATGATGACTGACGACTTCAAGTCCAAGGGTTACAAGTGGGTTGGGGTTGACAGCTTGACCGAACTTAGTGACATGAGCATGAGGCATGCAAACCAAGTGGCAGAGGATGACGCAAAGAAATCTGGTAAAGCTGTAAACGGTTTCCAGATTTTTTCTGACCACGCCAAGAACTTGATAGGCGCATGTAAGGCTATCAGGGATATGAACATGCACGTTCTTGTAACGGCACTTGCCAAGGAAGGACAGGACGACGCTGGTAACACAGAGTATTGGCCTATGGTTGCTGGCAAGCAATCACAGCAACAGTTACCAGGTATCTTTGATAATGTTTTTTGTGGTGTCAGGCACACTACAGATACTCACTCAGCAGGAGAGGGTAAGGTCATAAGATACGTAGTCACTGAAGAGTATAACGGTTGGAAGGGCAAGGTTCGTGATGAACGAAGAAGGCTCAAGCCAGTTGAACAGACAGGTAATATCGTCAGCTTGTTTGTCAAAATGGATATGGATGACGATGAGTATAACGCACGTATTAAACAAGGGAGCGAACAATGAGTTTCACTTTTAACGATCTAAATCTTCAGCACGTTGAGGTTAGCAACGGCAGTATAATTCTTCCAGAGGGCAACCACATTGTAGAGGTTACTGACGCAAAGCCTGAGAAAAAGAAGAACGGCACACAGCAAGTCGTTGTGTCGATGAGAGAGGTCAACGGTACAAGAACGATCACAGATTGGATTGTTGTGTACAACCCGAACCACCCGAAAAATCAGGAGATCGGGCGTTCACAACTGAAGACACTCTGCCATCATGGTGGTCATCCAAACCCTGACAACCCTTTTCCGAACGACGATGTGTCTGTACTGAAGGGGTTTGTCTTCGGCATTTATGTGGGTGACGATGAGTACAATGGTAAGGTCAACCAGAAGGTGAAGTCTTATAAGTCCGCTACGAAAGTTGACCCTTCCTTTGACATTCAAAAGCACAAAGACCCATTAGGTGCGGCGGCATCAAGCCCGCCTCCATCTCAAAACAATGATGTCGATGACGACATTCCCTTTTAGTGTGCGGGGGTTGAGGGGGCGAAAGCCCCCTCTTCTTTAGGATGATCAAGTCAGTATCAGATAACCAAAACGAAATCTTACAGAACATCCTGACGCTAACGAACAGGTCTTCTTTTGATGCCGACATAAGTTACGGCAACGGAAACTTTTACAAGCGCGTATCTAAGCCATCTCTTAGGTACGACATAGACCCTCAGTCAAGCGATGTCATACAAGCTTGCAGTACAAGTCTGCCATTGGTGGACTGTTCTCTTTCCTCAGTTGTGTTTGACCCACCCTTCCTGACCTATGTCCGCAATGGACGTAGCGGAAATGGGGACATGGTAATGTCCAAAAGGTATGGTGGTTACTGGCGGTACGACGAACTGGAGAAACACTACAAAGAAACAATCACAGAAGTTCACAGGATTTTACAACCCAAGGGTATCTTTGTGTTCAAGTGCCAAGACATCATACATAATCACAAGATGCACTCTACTCATATCAATGTTGTGAACTGGTGTGAAAATAAATTTAGGTTAAAAGATATGTTCATTCTCACAGCAAAACACAGAATGAATGTTCCCCAACAATCAGGTGTAGCGAAGCGAGTTCAAAAACACGCACGTATGTTTCACTCTTATTTTCTTGTACTGGAAAAGACATGATAGACGTAACGAAGATGATCGAAACATATTACTCAAAGGACGAGGACGAGAAGCCTAGAGCCTACATAGGCGCGTCTTCTGTAGGGCATGACTGTACGGCTATGCTTTCTTACAGCCATAGAGGTTATCCTAACACAGCACCTGACCAGAAACTGAAAAGGATTTTCAGAGACGGTCACAGGATTGAGTACATAGTTATATCCGACATGGCAAAAGCTGGTGTGCATGTTATGGAGAAAGACCCCCTGACTGGGAAGCAGTGGAGGTACACTGATTACCACGGCAACGCTATGGGCAACGCTGACGGTATCATGGAAACCGAAGATGGTATGGCTATCGTTGAGATTAAATCAATGAACGATGCCAAGTTCAAAGAGTTTTCTAAGAAGGGTGTTAAGTATAGCCACCCTATGTACTACGCCCAGATGCAATACATGATGGGACTGTCCAACATAGAAAAGGCAGTGCTTGTTTCCTACAACAAGAACACATCTGATTACCACCACGAGTGGGTGGACTTTGAGATTTTCTACTACAACTCTTTGAAGCAGAAGGTAGAGAACATCATCCTTGGTCACGGCACAAAAATTTCTCACGACGAGGCTGACTGGAGATGCAGAGGTTGCTTCAAGAGAGATGCTTGCTGGCAAGGCAAGGAGCCTGAGAAAACCATGAGGACTTGTGGGAACGCTACGTCGTCTCTTAGTAGTGCGGATTGGACTTGTTCAAAAGGTTGTGTAGATGTGTGTAAGAACTGGGTAAGGTACGAACCACATGCCAAAACGTAGCGGATGGCAGGGGCCAATACCCCCTGCTATAGTCAAATGTAGTGACCATTGGATCACACAGCGGTTCAAAAAGTTATGCGTCGAAGCGTCCGATGTTCTTTACTTGCCAAAAGGTGAGCATAGAAAGAAGAGGGAAGCAGAGTTAAACCTAAGACTTAAAGAGTTAATACAGCAAGCGGAGTACAAAAATGAGCAAGAAGGTACTTGAGATGGAACACAACATCACGCAGATACGTGACCGTATCAAAGATGTTGAATGGCAACTTGATCAGATGGACCCAGAAGAACAAGAGTATTTACTGGGTGAACGGCGCAGGGCAATTGATAAACTTCGTCACTTACAAGTTAAGCTTTTGGATGCGAAGATGGAGGAAGTCGATGAGACCTAGACTAATTGGTATTGCGGGAAGGCTTGGCTCTGGCAAAACATTAGCCGCTGACACCCTTTGCGTTAATCATAACTTTGTTAAGGTTAAGTTTGCTAAACCGATAAAGGATATGATGAGAACTTTAGGTCTTGATGACCGTCACATTGAAGGGCATCTAAAAGAAGAGCCATGTGATTTGCTAGATGGGGAGACACCACGATGGGCGATGCAAAGTCTTGGAACGGATTGGGGACGTTCGCTGATCAGCGAAAACTTATGGCTGAACAGGTGGAGAAAGATCGTAGAAGAGAACCTGAATTTGAACAACAACGTAGTGGTAGACGACATGAGGTTTCCGAACGAGTACGAGATGGTGAAAACATTGAGCGGCCAGGTGATCGTGCTAACGCGAAACGCAGAGAAAGAAGGGGGCCACTCGTCTGAGGGGCTAGACCTCAAGTCTTTGAACAGTGATTTGGTTTTGGACAACGGAGACTGGGGGGAGCAGAAGCTAACTCAAGCAATCACTTCTTGGTGGATTTCTTCCAGCTTATCCTAGATGGCCCTGTCTTTTTCTTAGAAGATGAATTGCATTGAGCCTTAGTAGGGCGACACGCTGGGTATCCCTTGCGTTTCTCACCCTTCTGCCGACCACAAGCCTTACCTGTCTTGCAATCAATCCAGCCTTTGCCACCGTTGCGACTAAACCACTTCCTTAAACCGTCACTATTTGAAGCCATTTTTCAACCCTAATAAGAAGTAAGCCAGAAAAGCTAGGCCGAAAAGACCGAGGATCAAAAGCCCAGAGATAAGGACAACCTCTATCATGTTGTCTCTTCTTTTCTTTGCCTCGTTTGCCTCTTGCAACCTTTTCTTTCTAATGTCCACTCTTAACTTCAACAACTCTTGCCATGCGTTTGGACCACGAGAGTATATTATTATTTGTCTCAGGTTGTCTTCTAAGTCCTGAGCTTTCTTCTTGTCCATGAACGTAGTCAGAGCCTCCTCTTCTACAGTCCTGAACACAGAGGATTTCTTCTTGTTGTGTTCTTTGTTTATCTCATCAATAGAACCCCAAAGCGTACCTATTTCTTTTGCTAAAGACGTGACTTCTTTGCCTGCGGCAACGCCCGCCTTTATCGCTCCGAAAGCGGCAATAGCTGTACTGATCGGTTCGATAACATTAGCCTCAATCTAATTTTTCTTTTTCACAGGGGTTGTTGTTCTCTTCTGACTTGGAGACCTACTAACGTAACGAGCTATGTGCATAGACCTGTTGTTGCTAAGTCTTTCGCTAGGGTTTCCAAAACTTTTTGCCGCTTCTCTGTAAAGCTCTTGCTTCGTTTTAGCGTCCATTACTTTTTCTTCCCACTCTTTTTACTGTTGCCCCAGTTCTTTGCACCAACCTTGCGGCACTTTACCAAAGCACCTGAAGCATAAGCACTTGGCCAAACCTTGTAACGAGACTTGACCTTCGCGTAGCAAGCGTCTTTCTTCGCTGGCTTCTTGGGAGCTTTGCGGGCCACTACTTCTTCCCCTTCTTTTTAAGTACACAAGGGCATGGCTCTGACATCATGTTCCCTTTCCTACCACCCTTTGCATAGTGAGTAGGACGCTCAGACTTCTTGACGTTTCCCGCTGACCTGATACCTAGAATTGTTTTTGCGTACATTAGTCACCCCATATTTCAAAGTGAGGAGCATCAATAAAAGGACGTTTACCTTCTGATCTCCTTAGATCAATATAACTTGTCATGGCCCATTCCATCGTCCCGTCAAACTCAGCAATGTCGTGTACGTGCCACGCCGCACCCCATCTAATCTTGACACCAAGTTCTTTTGCCGCCTTCTTAATAGCGTCAGCTACCTCATCGTAGACGTTGAGTTCCCATGTATGCCTGCCACCTACGTAGGCCAGCAAATCTACAGCTTTACCCTCAAGATGCTTTGACTTCATAGTTTGCGACGCGCCTTTGTCGAACAGTTCCTTCTGCTCTTCTTCGGTTCTCATGCCGCAGATGACTCCAAAGTCTACGTCGGTAAGCTCAATAGCTCGGCAGACTACATCAACCAGGCGTTGGTCTACGCCTACTAACTTGTCTAAACTTTTAGCTGATAATGCGTATGTCATTTCTTTCTCCACTTGTCTAATCCACGTATGCCCACAGCGGCTGTACACACAATCATAAGCAAGTTCGTGTACCAGTCTGGTAATTCATTGAGGCGGTCAAACCCAGACTTAACTACTTCCTCCATGCCAGGTATGAAGACCAGTATGCATGGGATAAGCACCACAATAGTTACGAGTTCGTCTTTCCACGAACCCTGTGTACCCTGTGCCATGAGAAGCTCCCACTTACTGTCGTGGGTAGCGGCAGTTTCCATCACCTTCGCTTTCGCTGTGGCTTCAGCTATAGCTACAGTAGACTTAGCCTTTTGTTTATCGACCTTCGTCTGAAGAAATGTCCCTGCTAGATTTGCTAGTGGGCCTATCAGTGCAGTCAGCATCTTTCTCTCCGTTACAACATTCGACTACGTAAAAGCCACATACACTGCATTGGCTGTGGCCGTGAACTTCAACAGCGTTCATAGAACACAAACACCTTGGGCATCTTTCTTCGTCTAGGTACTTCTTGAAGTGACCCTTCATTTCTTCTCGCTTCCAAGCCAAACTGCGAACGCGCCTGTCATGCTACCGCTGACGACGCTGATCATTGCGCTCTGCTGTGTACTAATGTCATCGAGTGAAATCCCCCACTCAATGACACGAATGTACATAGCCGTCATCACCATCATCATTATTCTTGGCCCGACTTTGTGCCTTAGTAGTATGTCACTCACGTTAGCCGCCCCTTGCCAAGTCGCACACACTTATAAGATACGGGATGATACCCTTTCATATACTCGTGGACGAACGGCCCCATCTCATAGATACGAGCAACGCATCTCTTTTCAGTTTCGTATGGGCCTCTCTGGTCATGGAGTTCAATGCAGTTGCTATTGTCCCCCATAACGCAGATAAGAAGTATTGCCTTGAACATTAGAAACCTTCCTTACCAAACCCCTTATTACTGCTGAAGCTATTGCTACCAAACTTACTGGCTTGTTTCTTCTTCTTCCCTCCAGAGCCAGCTTCGCCAGCTACTGTATCGACTACACCTTCCTTGAAGGATCGTATGCCTCCAGCTACAGGTATGCGCCCGACTATTGATCGTACTGCTTCACGACGACGACCAGCTTTCTCTTCACCTAGTCCAAGCGGGCCACCTACGAACACATCATACGCATCTTCTGCCGTGCCTACTGATGGGCCTAGTACAGCACTAAAGGTACGTAACTTACCGAAAGCACCGTTGTCTGCTTGCTCGGCAGTGTTGTAAAGAAGCTCACCGAAGAGTCCCAATCCACCGATAGCCATCAGGCCATCGACATAATTGCCAGCTATTTCGTCGGTCATGCTGTCTTCTTCAACCCCTATAGCTCTGGCTATAGGACCGAATACAGTACCAGTAACACGACGCTCTCTTAGCTCACGGCTCTCCCCGTCTTCGCCGCCTCTCGCCTGAACGTGGTCTTTCGCCGCCGCACTTGCCCAGCCCATGCCAACACCAGCAGTCGCAAGGTATGCTAGTGGCGCTCTGTTACCTTCTCTCCATTCGTCAATCGTGTACTTACCCATACGAGCCATCATTAGCTGGAAGCTCTTGAGTTGGAAGATCATTGAACCCCAAGGTGTTTGGAAGAACAAAGGAATGTCGTTAGGGTTGGGCGTAAAGATTGCTTCGTTAGTGAACCTCATCAATCCGTAACGCAACTGCTTGTTCTCAAGCATGTCAGAAGACTTGATGTCAGTAAGCTCAGGAGCATCTGCCGATAAGAAGTCTAACTCCGCACCCTCTCCAGTCATGCCGTATCTTTTTAAGAAACGCTCTGCTGTTTTGTATGACTTGCTCATTTCCTTTCCTGAAGCTTTGAGCTTTCTTGCTCTAGCAATCTCTGACTTAAATGCTTCAAACCCTACAAGACTAGCTATCTCCCTGTTCATGTTTGTCCAAGGAGTTAGCAACGTAAAGTTGAAGAAGCTGTTTTGTAGTTTCTGAGAGCCTTCACCAGCCATCTGAACCATGCGGTCATGCATTAGGTTTTCGATACCAGTGCCAATGCTCTTTGCCGCGTTCCGATACTCTGGATCAGAGTACCACTTCTTGTTTGCCGCCGCCCAAGCCTTGAAGTTTCCAGAACGTACAAGCGGCAAAGCCTTATCACCCAGAGATGTAAGCGTGGTGAAAGCAAGTAGTGTTATAGAGTTGAAAGCTTTGACAGTCCTAGATGTTCTGTAGGCGAACTCAGCCTCGCTGAACTTCACAATAGGACGCTTGTTCATAACGTCCATCATCTGTTCGGCAAGTTTTGCTGTGTTAGCGGTTATCTTTCCTTCAGGGAAATCCTTTAGTCCGTTCACAATAGCGTCTACTCGCACAACAAGTTGTGGGTCGGCTTGGTCGATTGGGTCGTAATGAGAAAGCAACATACGCTTTGCTTCGTCAACGCCCTTACCTTCCTGAAGCATTGTCTTAATCGCCTTTAACACCGTACCTGTTTCTTCCTCGCTTATCTTAATCGCAGGAACTAACATCTGTTCGACAGGTGCTTCCTCTTGGTACTGACGATATCTGTAAACTACTTTCTTGCTAGACTTGAGTGTCTTAATCGCACCGTTCATACCATCCTTAGCTACATTCATGTAGGCAGAGAACCCGTGACCAGCAACGCCCAAGCGGTCAGTCAACGCTATCTTCCTTGTAGTGCTGTCAAAGTATTTAGCAATCAATCCCTCTAAGTCGTTCACCAAGAAGTCGTCCATAAAGTTATACTGCTCTGGGTTCAGGTTGATCACCCTGTTGAAGAACGGGTCTCCAACAGCACGACGTAGAACATCATCACCGTATATCTCGCCGTCACTATCAATCAGACCGTTGATAAAGTCTTCAGACTTATTGTGCGCGGCGTTAGCATCTAAGGATATGTCCTCAAAGTCAGGTCGTCTGCTTTCTTCGTAGAAGAACTGGGCAAAAGCTTTCTTCGCTTTAGAAGGGTTTTGGCGTATCAACTCTACATCCCATTGCTGAGGAACGTAGTAGTCTCCAGCACCACGACGGCTGTCGCCAACAGGTATGCCCAAGTCTGTCATACGTACACGCTCTGCTTCAAACTCAGATATGATAAGACGAGCGGCAGTCTGTTCTTGTGCATCTAACTTACGAACCTCTGACTCTCCACGACGTATAGCGCCGAGTATTCTTTTGTGAGAGGCAGGCATCTCTTGCAGGCCAATTGAACCAGTGTACTTGTCTGGCAAAAACGCCAGAGACTTACGAGACCACCTAGTAGCCCAGTTCTTATTGTCTGGAAGTTGCTTCAGAGCGTTCATTATTGGCATAACTTTGTCGCTCAGGTCTACGTCGTGACGCTCGTATATGCCAGTTCCTCCTGCGGGCTTTATGAAATCACCCAGCCAGGCCGCACCAGACTCTCTTAGTTTTTGGCTGTTTTCTCTAAAGTAACTGAATACAGTAGATGTCTTCTTGACTGTCTCAACGTCTCCCTCTGTCGGCATTTCCTTGCGAACCATTCGACGCATTGGGTTCAGTAGGTCAGGCATACCCGCTTCTTGCAATTGCCGTGCAACGCCAACCATGTCGTTTAGGTCTATAGGCTTCTCGCGTATAGCCATAGCCTGAACCGCATCGCCTGCCAAACCAGATGTGCCTTCGTCGCCAAATACGCTGTAGTACATACCACGACGATCACTGTCATAGAAGTCAGCTTCGATATGCTTCATGTGGTTAGGATTAAAGGTGATTGTTTCTTCAAAGTTTGTGCCAGGCAAACTGTTGGAGATGATACCTTCGTAGCCTTCGTCTCTCAGAAAACGGGAGAAGCTTGCTCTACCTTCTGGTTCCAAGTCAGGCTTAATGTAACGGAACCCATCAGCGTTCTTGTCACCCATCGCAGAAACCATAATGTCGTAGAACTCATCACCACTAATACCCTCACCACCCATGAAGTTTGCGATGTCTTCTGCCTGCGACTGGTTAATGTACCCACGCCTTTGAGCAGAAGCCAGCATTGAGCTAACGTCTGACGGCTCGCCTGAAGCGAAGTCAAACCTTTTGTTTGTGCGTAGGTCTATATGGTTCTTCTTCCGAACAAACATCGGCAGAACGCCAGGAGACTTCTTGTTGTTGGTCAGTCTTGCGAAGGCTTCTGTTGCCGCTTCTAGTTTTGCAGAGAAGTGTGCGGCTCTTGTGTAGCTTTCTGGGCCGTCCAAGAGTTGAGCGTCTTGGAATTGCTCTTCCAAAATCTCAATCTGCCTAATAATATTCTCAGCAGTCTCAGCCTTCTCACCTTCAAGACCTTTAGCCATATTCCGATATGCATCAGGTGCTGTTCGGTCTGCGTATCCACCAGCGTATTCTTGGTTCTTAGTAGTGTACACACCTGGCCCAAACATACCGTCGTCTGAAGGAATGAGATAAGTGTCTGGGTTTCTGATTCGATCAAACTGATCCAATACTGGAGTACCGTGGAACTCTACGTAGTCAGCTAAGTCCTCGTCTGGCCCTGCGCCAAGGAACTCCCTGAGCATAAGCTTCTTCTCGTTGCTCATTCCCTTAACAACTTGTTGCACATAAGAGCGAGCCATAGAATGGTTTACAGCAGGGAACTGATTAGCGTTTACTACCGTCTTGATAGGAGATGATGAACGCTTACGTGAGAACATGTCCCCGTGGTAAAGCATCTGACGGTATTTCTGGCGTATTGTTTTGCGGCCAATAAGACCATTCAATACGTAAGCAGTTGACTCGTAGAGTCTATCAGCAAGCTGTGACAAGTAACCTTTTACGGTAAGCTCTGACACGTCGCCATCATTATACCGCATGTTATAGATGTCGCCCTTGGCTACTCTCTGAGCCATCCACTGGCCCCAGCCCTCGACAAACCATTCTTCGGACATGTCTTTCTCTGAGTAACCTTCTATCTTTCCGTACCGTGACTGGACTTCAAGCGCGGCTTTGTCACCAGCTTCTACGGCTTCAATGAACCCACTTAACATGTGGTCTCTGTCTACGTCGTCGAAGGTTGCACGACTTACCATGTGGCCTATTTCATGCATGACATCTACAGGGTCAGAATTTCCGCTTGTTATTCCTATTGCGAACTGACGCAACTGTTTGCGAGTTGCGTTAAAAGGCTCGCCGCTAAGAGTTGCACTCTCTGCGAAGACCGCTTTCGACCCCACTGGCATTGGCTCACCAGACAACTTGAACAGGTCTTCACCTGTCATAAATGTAGTCTTGTCTCTTACTAGCTCTGTAGCCGTTCTACCCATAAGGTTTAACATTCTGTAGAGCATCGTCCGAGAAGTGTACTCAACCTTCTTGTCTCTGTGGGTTAGCTTAGTTAGAACTTCTTTGATGGCCGCAGGAGCATCGCCAGGAACTCCGTTGTGCTGGTCGGCCTTGGTGCGCTGACTAGCCTCGATGTCAATAGCGCGACCTATTAAGCTGTGACGAACAGGAAGACCCTCGCCAGGCTCCGAACGTAGCTGAATAAGATACCGTATTGCCTGCTCGCCTAGTTCGTAGTCGCCTAGATCAATCGCCTTGTAGAACGTATCAATAGTAAATTGTTTCTCAGCAGGCATATCACCAGCCAGCTTCATAACATCAGACAGGAACTTAGCTGTTGTCGGTGTAAGTTCATACGCAGTATCAGGGTCGTCCAAAGTGGCTGTTACACGATGGTATAACTCTTGCTTCAGTTCACGCATTTCAGGGGTGTCTGCCCCCTTTACGTCGTTGATACGTACCATCACCTCTTTGTTGCTCATGGCTTTTATGTCACGAGATATAACTGGGTCTGACTCTATAGAACTGGCTTGACCAAACACTTGATCTTCTGCCGTGTCGATTGCGTTAGCTACTTTAAGAGCTAAGTCTTTTGCTTTCTGCTCAACACGTTTGACATACTTTTGCGTAGTCTTGTTTCCACTCTTATAGACTTGCCCAGCCTTAGTTACGTTAGGAGCAACTCCATTTGTGCTACGGAAATTAGTGTTGTATATACGCACGAACTCATCAATGCCCATGTCCAGAGCGACAATCATATCGTTAGCTTGCTGAACCATTAAGGCAGAAAGCTTACCGTCTGAGTCAGTCTTCTCTGAAATGGCTCTAAGGATAGACGCTTCAGCCTCAAACGAGCTTGCTAGTGTGCCACTGTTGTCGCTAGAAAAAGCGGCAACTTCGTCTGAGATAGTCATCATGCCGCCGTCTTGTTGGGTCGCTATTAGCCGAGACAACTCATCATCTAACTCCTTACCAGTTAGATCAGATGCTTCTATCTTTGACAGTGCGTTTGTAAAGTCTGCGTCATTTAGCATACGCATGATCTTGTAGGACATGCCTAGCATCCGACCACGAGCAATACGACTAGACATATACTTAAACGGTTTTACGGTCTTGCCATTAGGCAGAACGATATCCTCTGCACCCGCATTGTAGACAGGCGAGCCACCTTTGTCGTAGCTGTCAAGCATGGTCACACGCTTTCCACCTTCAACTGAGTTGCCGTTTATGTCTGTTCTTGTGCTGTGCGAACGCTGACCTGGTCTGCCCCCAAACTTTCCGTAGATTTTTTTAGAAGCTCGTTCAAGTACGTCTGCCATAATGCGAGCGTCGTACCCTATGGCTCCACCTACACGTAGGGCTTCCTCAATTTCAATCTGGACTTCTCGCAAATCATGCAACTGTTGAGCGGCCATTCGAGCCGCACCAGACTTTTTACCATTGGAAGAGACAAGTATCTGTTCAAACTGGTTCTTTAGTGGGCGACCAGCAGACACTCCGTCTACAGAAACTTTAGGATCAGGCATTATGCGTTCAAACATATCGACCAGTTGTTCGTCGAGAGGGTTGTCCATGCCCAGTAGTCGCCGCACAAGACTCTCTGCCTTCCTTCCAACGTCTTTGAACAGACGCTCAAGGAGACTTCCCTGTACGCTTTGACGACGATTGGCTACGTATATAGCGAACTGGTTAGCAAAAAACTCTGATGGGCTACGTATTTCCCCTGAGCTTATGCCAGGCAGACGTTTCTTCAGAGCCGCAGAGTCTGCGCCGTCTGAAGTCATGTAGCCTCTAGCTATGTCCCAGAACTCTAAACGCTCTGATGGAGTAAGCATGTTTTGGTACGCCCAGTGAGCCATCTCGTGGGTGAAGTTCATAGCGTCTGTTTGCTTATTAGAAGTGCCAATAAGGACTGAGTTGCTTTGCTTGTCCTTAGACATGTGACGGCCTGGTTGCTTAAACCCGTATGTCTTTGAAGAGTCAAAGACAGGCATGGCGCTGTCAAGCATTGCAGACTGCCTGTTTTCTGAACCAGCAATAAGGTTGAAGACACTAAGTATTTCTGAAATCTCTTTCTGGTCTTTGCCAGAGAGGATTTGGCCGAGTTGCTTGTAAGACTGAGAACGCTTTTGGTTTGGTAGTTTCACACCATTAGGTGCGTATGTAGCCAACGTCTCGTACCCAGCACGTAAAGATGCAACGAACTGATCAAACTGTTCTATTGTGTCAAACTTGTTCCACTCCACATCTTCCATGTCAGCAATGAACCGCTGTAAATCTCCAGCAGTTTTCACGCTATCTGG